GCACACCTTTTGCCACTGGGATGATGTGATCGACTGTGTCTGCATCCATGCCGCACCAATAGCATTCACGTCCATCTCGATCGAGGATGCGTAGCCTGATCTTCTTCCACTGTGCGCTGTTGCTCTTACGCTGTGAGTGTAAGCTCATCAGTACCAGCCCTTACGCTCATGAAATGCCCATGCATTGCAAGGTGATGTGTAACGCTTTGTAATATAAAGAATTGTCTGATCAATCTGACGATATGGATCAAGATTGCGATACCACTTGGATCGCATTTGGCCTAAGCCGTAATGACTGCCATTCTTGGCATTTGGATTCCATCCAGATTCTTTGTGGATTATCTTCACAAAGCAATGATATTGATTCCAATCAATGATCCTTGAATGTGCATATAGCTTGTAATGATCAGCCAATGTTGCAGCTTGTACGGGTTGCATCTGTATTGCTACAGAGCCTATCAATAGGCATAGCCCTGCCAATAGCGTCACACCTCGCTGCGAGCTAAGCCGGCACACCGGCTCTCGCGAGAGCATGAAGCGTACCGATCTAGTCAAATACATTGCAAGATTGTGGATAAGTCGAGCGTGCTTTCTGCGTGTCGTCCACAGGTTATCCACAGGCATCACTTATCACTGCCCCAGCCCCTACCCTTGAAATGAGCCGGAATAGCCGTCCAAATGCGAGACATGGGAACCATGCAATTTTCGCAATATGGATCGCGTGGTAATTCATCGCCTATTTTGCGTTGCAAAACAGTGACATTCAGACAGACCTGACACATGAACTCATATTGCGCCATGTTGATCCCTTCGATCCATGACGCCCATGACGCCACATCCTAGACATTGCACCAAGACCATGTTTTCGCCTAGCTGTACATCGTCCATGAATACGGCGTGATCGTGTAGCTTCTTTTCAACCCTACATTGAAAGCGCAGCTTCTCCATGTGAACTTCTCCTTAAATTCTCGATGGGATGGAGATTGTATTGCTCCACCCAAAATGTCGGCTGATCTTGCCTTCTCCATGGCTTGCTTTTGGCAATCGATACTGGCAACCATCCTCGGATTTCATAATTAGGTGATTTGCCCGTTACCAATATGGCGATGTCAGTGTTTCTGTCGTTGTCGTAAATGATCATCGCGCCATTGGCATATTTCGTCCATTTGACTTCAAATTTAGACCCGACATCAGCTTCATCTTTGAATGTGTTGATAGTCGGCTCAAAATCCTTGTATCCCAAATACCGAGCAACAACAATTTCAGCGCATATTGATTCGGCCATTTGGCAGACATAATCAAAGAATGACAAGTCCCTTGTATAATTGCATTTGGCATCTGGCTTGCCATTGATCGCTTTGATGCGCTCTGTCGCACAATATAAAGCTTTGAGCATGTCCTCATAGGACACTTTCATCTTCATTTGCAATGTTCACAAAGCCAAATAAGTGTCAATCCATCGCTGGCCGTGTATCGACCCAAAGACTCATTTTGCCATGTCTCGCAGCCGTCGCACATCTCGATTGTTGGTGGATTCCATTCCGTCGTGATTTTGCCATCCATTTCGATCTTTGTGCGCTTACCGGATGGATGTATAAATTCAATTGATCCCATTACCATTGCACCTTCCACTTGCCTTCAGCTGTCAATGTGTACCAAATCGGATTGCATTGATTGGCCTTCAATTTTTCAGTGCACACATAGCCGTGATATGCTTTACCCGTCTTGGATGTGCCTTCTTTCAGTAGCATGTGACCATGTTTGCACAATGGAGCTTCTTCAATCAGCTCACCTCCAAGCTGTGCAGCAATCTCAGCGATCGATGTCTCAGCTGTAGCAAATCCTTCTTCGGCAAATGGCTTTGACCAAGGATCATCCTCGATTTTGTTCACAAATGCCGCTGGCATTGTTTCGACTTGCTTCATGTTTTCCAAAGTCGGTCTTGTATCGGTACCTAAAAGTAATCCGGCACAGCGTCCAATGGCTGATGTGACTGTATCTTCGACAAACCACCGCTTCATGCTGGGATTGTAAGATTCTACGCGACCGAAAGCGTAATCAATTGCGCTGGGCTTTTCATCTTCATATTCACGAAAGATCCGGCACTCAATCAAGATATATCCGGCCTGTGCATTGAAATCGACGATCGATGTCTCAACGCGATTTTTGGGAAAAGTGCTGTGCAGCCTTTTGATGCGAGCTGCGACATCTTCGTATCCATCAAGAAATCCGGCCATTATTTGACCGCCTTATTTTTGCCCATTGCCAAGCCGATTGATCGGCCATGATGGTATCCGACTGATTTGCCGTCCCTGTACCCCATTGAATACAAGACCGTTGAAATGGCTAATTGGGCAAGTACCCCAAAGCCAATGATTTGTTCAATTGACATTTATTGCTCCCGATTCAGACAGCTACTGAGCTTCACCGCCTAGCAATAGGGTGACGCTAAAGACTGACATCGTCAAGATTTGGCCATTTATCGGCGTGTCACACGCTTGTACGGTAGCTCTTCAGCTTCATCAATGTGATCGTCTATCGATCGACCAAGATCATTTGTGAGATCGTCCATATACTTTTCCATTGACCATGAATGAGCCATCCTTCTCAATGTACACAAGCTCCACATGTACATGCGATCCTTCGACATACATGATGGCAAATCCCGATTGCCAATTTGCATAGCCCTTGACATAGCTTGCTTTGGACATATCCATGAGATTGCCGACTTCCACGCCATGCAGAATGCGGCCTTTCTTGCCGCCCATTGCTTCAGTAAATGATGATCTGCCCATCCGGTGCGTGTGACCCGAAATGACATTTCGGCCATAGCGGCGTGCAGCTTCCAAAGCCGACAGGCCGCCTTGTGATTTGATTGGCGTCTGATCTCCATGCACAGCGATCCAATTTGGAGCAATGGCGTACGGCTTGGAATGGTAAGTGATCCCAAGCTCATCTAGTCGCATAAATTTCTCAAACCGCAATTCTGGCAATGACAAGAATGACGGGATTTTGTGCATAATTTGGCTATACAATCGATCACTGTGATTTGATCGCACCATGTGGCTCACTTGTAAATCGTAAAGAATCTGAAAAGTCTCATCGCGATCTTTTCCAAGAGTCTGTTCATATTGCTCTGGCGTATTTTCCGCGAATCGGCTGAGTGTGTTGAAATCAATCTCATCGCCAATCGTGACGACTTCATCTGGCTTGAATGATCTGACAAATGCAATTAGTGATGCAATCGCTTTGCGATCGTGAAATGGTACTTGCATGTCGGACACGATCACGATTTTTTTCATTAATCCTCATCGTCGTCATCATAGGGTATTGGATCCATGTGATCAGGGATGGATGGCAAAATCCAAGCTGGATATGAATCCTGATCAGTAATAATTGCTAGGCAAATGTCCACTGCAAAGCCTGCTCGGCGTAGGGCTCTGTACATTTCGTGCAGGCTAATAGCCCATGCGTCTAACTCTGAATAAGTATCGAGATCGATGACTTTTTTTCTTGCCATGACACTATTTTCCAGCCCCGAGCATGTCCAAAATAGTATCGACACGAGCTTCAAGCCGTGTTATTTGATCCTTCATCGATGAGCCGCTATTTGGTCGCAATTCATTCAAGTAATGTTTAACTAAGAATCGGAGCATGGCAAACAATCCTGCCAAGCCTGTGACGACCGCTCCGATAACAGCTGTTAAATCTTGAATGGTCATTTGTCTTTATTTATGCCAAAACTTGCATCGTTCGGATTGAGCCAGCGCAGGATGACCGGAGCCACAGCCGCAAGACCAGCCATTGAAAGTGTCTTTGGATCAGTGATCCCTGCAAGGTACAAAGCCAAGACTGCGGCCAAGAATGATCGACCCCAGCTTGCAAGCAATGATTTCATTTGATCCATTTTTTCTTCTCCTTTGGCTTTGTTGTTTTCTTTACAGCTTCGACTTCAATGACCGGATAATCGCCTTTGTATGGGACATATTTTGGAATCCCAAATCCAACGATGTCGCGCTTGAGTGAGCGTTGCTTGACCATGACCATGCCACCATTGCGCTGATCGCCAGTGCCGGATGTGTTGCCTTCGATCAATGTGACTGTGTCATTGCCATGCTCAAATCCGACCACAATTCCGACATGACTTATTCGATCGACGCCGTCGTGTGGGAAATCCATGAAAGCCAAAGCCCCAAGTGTCGGCATAAAAGACCATCGTGAGATTTCTTTGAATTTGTGAGCACCGACAGCTGTGGAGACAACCGAATGATTCTTGACGCCAGCTTGTGCCAGCACCCAATTGCAGAATGATCCGCACCATGGCAAACCATTGGCTTTTGTAAATTCGCCAAATTTCGTGATGTTCTCCGGTGTCTCGACATAACCGATCTCGGCCATAGCGATCTCGATTGCGTGTGGAGCTGAGCCGACTGGATAAGTCATGCGACCGCTGATCCTCGATGAGCTGCAACAATTTCAGCGGCTTTTGCTTGATCTTTTGCGGCAATGTCCA